GCGAGGGCAACCGCCAGGCATGGGAACAACAGGGCGTGGCGACCAAGGCGTGGACGGTCGCGGGCGGCCCGTGCCCCATCTGCGAGGGCATCGGCGAGGCCTACCCCAATGACATCCCGATCGGCGAAGCGTTCTCCACGGGCAACGGCTCGTGGCAGGCACCGCCCGCACACCCGAACTGCCGGTGCGACCTGCTGCCCGGCGTGGAGTACGTCGATGACGAGTGACCGTGCAACCCAGATCGTTCAGGCCATCCGCCGCAGGGCAGTCGCCACCGGCGTCCTGACCAAGGCCGACAGCCCCATCGGCGTGATGGCGGGCAAGCAGACGTACCACGCCAAGGCCAAGGTCAAGCAGGCCGCGGGCCAGCCGCTGGAGGTCATCTGCTACGCCTCGACGGCGGCGGTCGACCTCGAGCGGGAGGTGGTGCTGCCCAGCGGCTGCGACATGCAGACGTACCTGGGCGTCAACCGCAACCTGTTCGTCGACCACAACTACGACGTGTGCTCGGCCGTTGCCACGGTTCGGAGCATGTCACTCACCCCGTCGGGATGGCTGTGCCATGGCGTGTTCCACGATGACATGACCAACCCGTACGTGCGGGCCTGCGTCGCGTTGGCCAAGGCGGGCACGCTGGCCATGTCGATCGGGTTCGAGGCCCTCGAGTGGGGCCCGCCGACGGCCGCCGAGACGGTCGCGTACCCCGGCATCGAGTCGATCGTCCGCCGGTGCAAGGTGCTGGAGGTGTCGTACACGGCCCTGCCGATGAACGTGACCTGTCGCATGGTGTCGGGCGGCGGGCTCGACATGGCGGCTGCCGACAAGAGCCGGAAGGCCCTGCTGGAGGCCAAGGTGCCCGACCGCGTGATGGCCGACTTCGGGGTGCGTGCAAAGCGAACCATCGTCCTGCGGTGACGCGGGTACACTGACGACGCATTCCCTCCTTCTCCCTGCCAGCGCTGCGACGGCACACTGGCGGGTTCAACCGAATACACCTGCACACGGCAGGTATCGCACGCAGGCCCGAGTGTTTCGCGCCGCGTGCCGTGCCGAGTCCGAGCAGAGAGCCCCATTTCCGCGGCCAAGCCGCGAAAGGTTCTCATGCTTACTCGCAAGACTCTCATCGACTCGCTCAAGGCCAACGGCCTGACCGGCGAAGTCACCATCGACTCCGCGAAGGCGTACATCGCCAAGTTGGACGCCGAGGGCATCAAGTTCACCGACGCCGACGGCGCTGCCATCGACGTCGACGCCGTGTGGTCCACGTTCTCGGCGGTCAAGGTCGCCGACGATGTGACCGGCGTGAAGGGCAGCAAGGCCCCGCACGCGGCCATCGCCGACAACGACGAGCCCGTCAGCGGCAGCACGCCGCAGCGGTTCAGCATCGGCAACAACGTCAAGAAGGCGTACCAGGCCAAGATCAAGTCCGGCCGGGCCGTGTTCCACGACGCCGATCAGGCCGAGGCCTTCGGTTCGTGGGCCCGTCTCGCCCTGCTCGGCACGTACGACTACGGCTCTCAGAAGCGGGCGGACATCGAAATCTGCCGCAAGACGCAGGTCGAGTTCAACAACCAACTCGGCGGCGCGCTCGTCCCCGTGGAGTTCCTCCCGAACCTCGTCTGGCTGACCGAGCAGTACGGCATCGCCCGCAAGGTGGCGAACGTGGTCCCCATGTCCCGCGACGTCATGACGGTGCCCCGCAAGACGGGCCTCGCGTCGATGGTGCCGATCGCCGAGGCGGGCACGATCACCGGCCTCGACAACTCGTACAACAACGTCACACTGACCGCCAAGAAGTACGGCGTGCTGTACCAGATCAGCCGCGAACTCATGGCCGACTCGGCCATCAACATCGCGGATGACGTGGCCCGCAGCATCGCCGAGTCGCAGGCGATCGCCGAGGACAACGCCTACTTCCTCGGTGACGGCACCTCGACCTACGCCAATCAGGTCGGCCTGACCGCCGCCCTGCCCGCCAGCGCGTACCTGACCGGCGTGGCGTGGGGCTCGCTGGCCGTCAGCGACTTCACCACGGCCATGGGCCGCGTCGAGAACGTGAACCCGGCCCGGCTGGCGTTCGTCTGCAGCCGCCAGTTCTTCGCGCAGGTCATGCTCAAGGTCGACAAGACCGCCAACCAGTTCAAGGAACTGACCATGGGCGGGCTCGGCGGCGACGCGACCTTCCTCGGCTACCCCGTGTTCTTCTCGCAGGTGATGCCCAAGGCCACCGGCAGCAACGTCAGGTCGTGCTATTTCGGCGACTTCACCGGCGGCACGATGCTGGGCGATCGTCGCCAGTTGGAGATTCAGACCTCCGACCAGTTCTACTTCAACGCCGACAGCCTCGCCGTCCGCGGCACCAGCCGTTTCTGCGTGGACATTCACGGCGACGGCCGCGGCTCGACCTACGGCCCCATCGTCTGCATCCAGGGCGCCTGATAGACGCCACAACGAAAGGAACCTGACTCATGAACGTTCTCCTCAACGCGTACATCAAGGGCGGCACCTCGACGGGTGGCCCTCTCGACATCAACGGCACGACCAACAGCGGCGTCGCCTTCGACCTGACCTCTCTCGGCGGTCTGGGCGAGGCGGCGGCCATCGTCACCATCGGCAACATCGCGGCCGACGCGACGGTGCTGAAGGTCCAGCACAGCAACGACAACAGCAACTGGGACGATGTTTCCGGTGCTGCGTTCACCAGCACGGCCCTGCCGACGGCGGCTGGCGGTGACAACGACTGCTGGCTGTTCCACTTCCGCACGGGCGGATCGCTGCGTCGCTACCTCCGCGTGGTGGCGACGGCCGGTGCGGGCGCCACGCTGTACGGCGTGGTGTGGATCGGCCTGCACGGTGCGCAGGGCGTGACCGGCACCACCGAAGTCGAGCGGTCGGCTTCGCAGGGCCTCGGCAACTCGTCCTCGCTGCTGGGTCGCGTGGTCGTGTCCGTCTGATTCTCTCTCACTCACACACCCTCGGCCCGCGGCGAAAGTCGCTGGCCGGGCTTCATGGCCTCGCTCATCTCCATCGCCGAGTACAAGGTCTGGGCGGGCATCACCGGCACCGCACAGGACGCCCTGCTCACCGTCCTGGTGGACGCGGTATCGATGGAGGTCCGCCGTCTGTGCGATCGGAACCTGACCGACGGGTTCGAGAGCAAGTCCCGCACCGAGCGGTACGACGGCAACGACGAGCAGACCATCCAACTCATCGAATGGCCCGTAACGGCGATCACCAGCGTCACGCTCTACACGGCGGGCGGCGACACCGAAGTACTCGATGCCGACACGTACCGCGTCAACGGAGACAGCGGCGTCCTGAGCCGCATCGACCCCAAGATGGGCCGGTTCCCCGTCACGGCGTTCGGCACGGTCAACGCCACCTTCAGCGTGCAGCCGTGGTTCGACCAGGGCTTCGACAACGTCGAGGTGGTCTACACCGGCGGGTACGCCACGATCCCGGCCGATTTGAAGATGGCCTGTTACCGCCTCACCGATCTGGCCTACGCCGCCCGCGGTCGGAACTTCGGCATCCAGTCCGAAAGCCTCGGCGGGTACTCCTACACGAACATGGACCCGGCCAAGACCACGGCCATCAAGGCGGAACTGATCCGAGCGTACAACACCGGGAGGGCGTGACGTGGCGAACACGCCGTGGCATCTGCTCAAGCAAACGATGGACGTGTACACCACGACATGGGCGACGGCCAATGACGGCGTACCACGCGGAAGCGGTCCCGTCTCGGCGTCGTTCTCGGTGGCGTGCAGCGTACAACCGGGCTCGGCGGCGGATGGTCTGGTCTACGGACGCGACACCACGACCAAGATCTTCGAGGTGTACTGCGCACCCGTCACGACAGCAGGCGCCGCGTGGGGCGTGACGCCCAAGGACAAGGTCATCATCAACGGCGTGCAGTACCGGGTCGCGGGTCAGCCGCGAGACCTGATCCTGCAGGGAGTGGTCTACGTGGTCACCCTTGAGAGGGACCAGGACTGATGGCCCTCCGCGTCACCAAGACCATCATGCAACTGGACAAGCCACGGCTGCAGCAACTTCTCGGCGAGGCCGCCAACCACGGCGTCGATCGTGCGGCCACGCAGTGCGTGCGGTTCATCAAGAACTCGTTTGTCAAGACCACGCGATTCGCCCATTCGCCCGCTGGTGGTCCGCCTGGCACGGGCACCCGCAAACTGCAGCAGTCGATCACAGCCACGCCGGCGAAGAACGGCCGGTCCATTGTCGGGACGAACGTCAAGTATGCAGCGGTGCAAGAGTTGGGGCGAACGCTCAAGCCAACCAAGTCGAAGTACCTGACCATTCCGGTCAACGACCGGGCTGCCCAGATGCGAGCCAACACGAAGGACCTGCGGACGCAAAACCTGACGTTCCGCAAGGGTCGGCATCCGGGCATCGCGTTCCTGTGGCGAACCACCAAAGGCAAGAACGCTCGCTCCGAACTGATGTTCGTGCTTAAGCGGTTCGTTCGCATCCCGGCCCGTCCGTTCATGCGGCCCGCCGCGACCAGCAAAGAGAATCAGTCCGCCATGGTCAAGGCGTTCCGCAACGGATTCCGCAGCGTCATCGCTCGGGCCTTCAAGCCTGCACCGGGGGCACCCACATGATCCTGTCCAGCATCTATCAAGCCATCTTCGACCGCGTGAAGGCCGACACGGGCTCCGGCGGGTTGTACAAGTCCGGCGCGTGGAACATCATCAGCGGTGCCTACTCGGTGTTTGGCACGCCCGCGGCAATCACCTACCCGTACCTGCTGGTCGGCGTTCGCCTTGAGCAAGA